TGAGCTGCAAAATTACCGTTATCAAGAGCCAGTACATGAGCACACTTATGCTGATCGGGAATTTCAGAATGTTCAGTATCGAGGATATTAGGTTCCGGATGAGCCCAATCAATTGTAAATAAATATTGTCCATGAATAAATTTTTTATCCTTTCCTAAATACTTACAACGTTGACCTATTAAAAAATCAAAAGTAGTAATAGCAGGATAATAACTAAATGAATTCCATAACTCAAGATCTTCGAGATTGGGAGATTCCATTTTTCCTTGATGCAAAGAACTGCTGTTTCCTCCTTGAAAAAAAGCAGAGATAGGAAGCCTCCAATATATTGCACCATTCGTAAGTAAAGCATGAAATAAGATTGCACGCCCTGAAATACTTGCAATAGCAAAGACCACACAATCTTCAGTTTCGCCGTGATGTTCTCGTAAGTCATATAAATATTCTCTCCTTATTTTACAGTATATAGGTGGTATGTTAGCATTTAAATAAGACATTGCAAGAAATTAACATTTCCATCTACGTCTTGCTTGTCTTAATCTTGAATTAGGGTCTTTTGCTGCTTTTGGAAACATTTTCATTTGTCCTGCAGATCTTGCACAAAATGATTTTCTTCTTTTAGACGCTTTACTTCCTGGTGCAACTTTACCAGTTACTGCTGTGGATAACTTTGATCCTGGATTATCTCTTCTATATCTTTCAACTCCAGCTTTTGTCATTCCAGCACCAGATTTTGTTGGTCTAAAATATTTTTTTGTTTTAGGTGGTTGAACATCTCCACCTCTTGCCATGCCTTCTTTTTTTTCTTCTTTTTCCTCTTTTTCAGATTCAGGAGGAGGTACGTATCCAGATTGAGTAACTTGTGGAAATAAAGCTTGTGTATAATAACTTTGTTCGTAGCTTCCAGGTTTACCTTCGTATGCTTTTGATTTAATAGCTAAAGCTCCGCCTAGTGACATTTTTTTAACAGCTTTACCTGTTCCTCGCTTTTGAATACCAAAGCCAGACATTTTATTACTTATCTATAAATAGTGTAATAGTTAAAGCACTTGTATTAGCTGTTACACCAATACCATCAACTATTCCTACACCGCCTCTTTCAGCGTAAAGAACACCATCTTCTGGAAGATTCAAAGTTTCTGTTCCATTTGCTCCAACTTGAACTGGAATATAGACTTGTGTATTAGTTGAAGAACTAACAGTTGTTACATTTGCTAATCCATTAATAACTGCTGTTCCAGAAGTACCAGTAGATTGAATCATAAATCCTCTAAGTCTTGTAGGACCTGTGAATAATACTGCGTTAGATGATGTACTAGCACATATGACTGGTTTTACATCTGATTTCATTTTTACTCCTTTTATTAAGAGCTCCCGAAGGAGCCCTTAAAATAAATTAATTATACTGCAGCACTAAATGGTGTTGCAACTGCTCCTGTAGCTCCAGATACCACTTCTACTTTATATCTGTTAGCTCCAATAATTGTAGCTTTAACATTCGCTCCACCTACTCCACCTGTAGTTGTACCACTTAAAGTAATAGTATCAGATGCTGTTGCTGTGCTAAATACTAATGCAGTTGTTCCAGAACCAAGAATAGCTGTTCCTACCATCGTGTCACTAGAGTTAGCAACTTGTACTATGAAATTACCTGCTACTGTTGTTGAAAGTACAAATTCAAAAGTTGCACCATAATTATTTGACTGATTTGGATCAGTTGGATCACTTGGTGCAGTTGTATTTACAGCTGGAAGTGTAAAAGTTGCAGCTGCTGTACTTGTGTAATAGATTTGTTTTCCAGCATTATTTGCAACAGTTAATGTTGCTCCTACTGCTGTTGTTACTGAGTTTGATACTCCAGCACTAATAAAACCTGATAAAGATTTTACTGGTCCTGAAAAAGTTGTTTGTGCCATAATTTTCTCCTGTATAGCGGTTAAGCTTTGTAGTCTCTATACCGTCTGTCTAGCCAGTCTACAAAACTATTAATCTAGAATATTATTAATTATAAAAGAAAAAGGGGCCAAAGTAAACCTTGGCCCCTTTATTGTGGAAAGACTTAATTATTAAGCCGCTCCCGCAGATCCAAAGATTCCTCTAGGGTCAGACCAACCGAAGCTGTATCTTTCTCTAGCTTTAAATCTAACGTTACCTGTATCAAAATCGCCTTCAATAGCTGTTTTGATTGGACTTCTAACGAATTCTTTTAATCCGTTAGGAGCGTCTGTCATGATAAAGAATGCATCTGTGTCAGTTAAGAAATGATTTACTCTGTAACCTTCTGGAATCATTCCCATATTTAACATTGCATTGATATCATTATCAGATGTAGCTGTTCTAAGAGGAGATTTTAAAACTCTCTCAGCAGTAAATTGTAATTCTTTTGGAATAATCAATTTTCTACCTTGAAGAGCTATTTTTAAACCTCTCTCATCTACAAACCCTGCAATATCAATTAACGATTGTTCTAATGAAGTTTCGTTAAGATCCGCTGCAGTTGCTAAAATGTTAGAAAAAGTTCCACCATTAGCAAGAGGGTGAGAAGAGTTTAATAAAGAAACTCCGTCACCGCCGTTGTATGAACCACCCGTATCAAATCCATTATTTAATACGTTAGCTGCAATTGTTTGTTTAGTTTGTGACATTGAACGAGCTAAAGCTCTAGTATATCTAGAAGCTAATCTATCATACAAGTTATCTTCAATAGCTTCCTCAGTTATAGCAAATGCCAAAGCAATTGTTTGATGAGTGTATCTTGAAGTGTAGGCTTCAGAAGCTTGATCGAACTGCACTCCTGCACCTTCTTGTTTGATAGCAGCACCTGCGAAACCCGTTAACATTACTTCTTCCTCAAACGCTCTGTCTGAAGATTCAGTTGTAAAGATTTCTGTGTGCTCGTTGTCGTATCTGTTATATTCCAGGCCGAATAGGGCATTCAATCCTGGCTCTAGTTCTTTAACTAGCTGTGAACGTGATATAGCCATGTTTTATTCTCCTATTATAGTCCTGAAGTAGCTGCCTTATAGAAGTGATTGTTAATTCTAACAAGCACATTCGCATTAGACACAGCCACATCGCTGTTAAGTACGTCGCCTGATATATCAATTGCTTGAACTAGGAATGTTGAAGCCGTTCCTGACTCTGACACGTCTAATTGCACGCTTGATATACCTGTTTTAGTATTTCCAGTCTCATTAGAGATTGAAAAGTTTTTAAAGATGTCGGCAACTGCAAAAGTAGCATCAGCATTTATTTCAAATACTGTGTCTGGTCCATCAATTACGAAAGCGATGATATCACTTGCAACTGTTGAACCTGGAAGATAATTCTTCCATGTTGGTTTTTGCGTTGTCGGATCTGTATAAAAACATCCATTAAATACTCCCACTACAGGTGTAGATGTATTTGCAATTGCTCTTCCAACGTTACCAGAATCAAATGGGATAACCACATCACCTTGGTAAATTGAAGTAGAGTTATTGCTTGCTACTCTATATCTGTTTTGAGCGTTAATGAATGGACTACCGTTAAGTTGTCTACTTGGTCTAAGACCAAATTTTTCTGTTACGTTTGCCATTTATTATACTCCGTTTATTTTAATTTAATTTACAGTAGTTGACTTTTGCCAAAAATTTATGACTTACGTCCACCACCAAAAGTTACACGGGACTGCCTTTCAATATTGATAGGCATTCCTGGTCGTTGTTCCTTCATTAGATCGGCATCTATCGCATTAATTCTATCCTGAGTAATTTTTTTAAAATACTCGGAACGACTTTTGACAATCTCTTCAGGTATCCTTGCCAACACAAGGCCGCCAACCCCAATTAACCCAGCATATTTTCCATCAGAGATTACTGGATAATCATGATCGCCCATAGAATTTTTAATTTCTTCGGCTCTCACAAATTCCCAACCTTCTCTGAGTTTTTTAGATACGTTTGCCGTATCCTGAAAACCCTGCGATTCTGTTCTAATCCATCTGTGAACAAAACCCGCTGGTGCTCTAGGTGCATCCAGACTTGACGGTGGAGTCCAAGGCTTCTTACGAAGATCCTTATTTCTTACTTCTGACTCGCGTGAAGTTCTATTTTTATTTTTATCGCTCATTTATACCTCCTTCACGTATTTAGCGTACTCTTCTAGTGGCACCCCTAATTTTTTAGCAATAGCCACCTGTGATTTGGTGAGTCTCACGGTTCTGCGTCCTGATTGTTTTCTACCAGCAGAAGCAACAGTTTGGACGGGTTTCCTGTTCTCCTCTGTAACCTCAGTCTCCTGAGATTTTGCAAACTTATGAGGATATAAATCTCTCATACGTTTATCTACCTCATTATAATACTCATCACTCTCTGCGTCAAACCCCTGACTTACCAAGTCTTCATGAAGCATAAATGCTGAGTTTGTCATGTATTTATCATTACCAAACCACTCATTTTTTTCAGCCCATGACTTAGCTTTTACGCTTGGAGCGATTGGTTGTTGAGGTACTTGTTGCACAGGTTGAACTTTTTGTTGTTCCTCAAAGGATTTTTTAGCTGCCTCACGTTCGCTCATAACGATTCGTGCCTTCTCCTTCTCAACAGACAACCTTGTTAGTTCATCTTGTGCAGTTGCAATTTGTTCCGCATCTTGAGACTCAATTGCAAGCTTTAATTTAGCCTTAGCTTGTGCACGTTGAGCATCAACTCTTGCGTCAAATTCTTTGATGTAGTTTGTATCTACATCTAAATACTTAGATTCAGCATCTGAGTATTTCTTTTGTAAACCTTTAGCATATTCTAAAGCAGCTTTTTCTCTTCTTTCTGCTTCACGTATTTTATAAGTTAATTTATCAATACGTTTTTTTACGCTTTCAGTATACTGTTCTAGATTTTCACCTTCTGGTTTAGCTTCTGTTTTAGTCTCAACTTTAGCTTCAACTTTAGGTTGTTCTTCTATTTCTTCAATGGTAATTTTTTCTTTTTCTTTTTCTGCTTTACCATCGTGTGTTGTATATCCTAAATCAACTTCACCAACATTTAAGTTAGGAGCTTTTTTAGTATCTTCTTTTTCTTTTAGTTCTACAGAAGTTTCTTTAGCATCATCTAAATCTAATTCAACTTCTGGTTGTTTTTTTGTTTCTTTATCCATGTTGTTCTCCTATTAGTACATGTGCAAAATATCAGAAGGGTTGTCTATCTTAGCAATGATTTCATCATCATTAAGAATTCTAACTTCGCCACCTTCTATTTTGAATCTGCTACCTGCATATCTTCCAAAGATTACCCATTCACCTTCTTTGCACCACGGTCCTAATGGAAATTTTTCTTTGTCTCTATAACAAAGATTTCCCATTTTAAGAACATAGGCACAAACAGTTGTCATTTGAATTGTATCTTTAGAATTATCAGATAGAATAATTCCACCTTTAGTTTGAGCTGGCCCAGCATAAGGCAAGACTAAAAGTCTCCAACCTGTCGGCTGAGGCATTCTTTCTAAGGTAGTTTTATCTATTGAATTTGGATTGAGAACTTTCTCAACCACTTCTTTGTCTTGGTAAACGTCTTTTAAACCTTCATGTATAGAAGGAATATCAGTTGTTACTGTCGTCGTCATCTTCACTATTCTCCCGTTTCAGCAGGTCATTAAGATCCTGAAGCAGAGTTTCTAAAGCTCTGAGTTGACCTCTAGCATAGTGAAGTTTATCAAGTGTGTCTATACCATAGCAAAGATCATCCTTTATTAAGGCTAGACGCTTATTTATTAGTTTTTTTATATCTTGAACTGTATCAATACTTAACATTTTGTTAATGTGCGTATAATATTATATTGTTCATTGTTGTCAAATTCTTTTCCAAGACCTATTTTATGTGCCCATTCTTTAGCATAAGTTCCTTTAATAAATATTTCAGTTAAATCTTCTCCCCATTTTTCTACTCCTTTTTTAAGATAGTTTTCTCTTCTAGCTCTTTCTTGTTCTGTAGATTCAGCACCATCCCAAGAAGATTTACCATGAAAATGTAATATGAATGGATGAACTGCTAACATTGTTTTATAACCTTTAACAGCTGCTCTAATTCTATAATCCATATCCTCTCCTCCACAATTAGAAAAAGTATGATCAAAATAACCAACTTCATTATGAACTTTATAAGGTATTCTAGCTAAATACATTTGCATAAATATACGTTCAAATAAGTCATTGAATTTAAATTGATTTTGATGAAATTCTACAATAGAATCTAAATACTTTTCTTTACCTAAATATTCTTCAAGATACATTGTTGGAGCAGTTGTAAAGTTTGGACTTCTATACATAAAATTTACATTACAAACTGGAATTAAAATCATATCATCAGATTGTTTTAATGCTTCTAACCAACCTTTAGTAAATACAACATCATTTGTAATAACTACAAAATGTTTTTTAAATTTTTTGGCAATTCTTAAACCTTTATTAAAATTTTCAGCCCAAGATTTAGGAGTTTTATTATTAATATAAATATCTATTGGATATTCTTCTCTAAAAGCATTAGTTCCATCATTATTAACAAATACAAATATATCTCCTTTTTCTAATTTAGTTTGTTTAAAAAAAGAATATAAAGCTAGTCTAGAATACTGTTCAGTAATTTTAGAACTTACAAAACAAAATACATGGCTCATGCTATTTTTTCTAAGATAGTAAAACCGTTGTTATTTGTAAATATTTCTTTTATTTTCCAATCTTTATTTAATTCTAAAAACTCATTAATTGCTTTATTTAAATCAGGACATAAAGTTGTATCATGAAACATTAAATACTTTTTAACTTTATGTGCATGCATTTTTAATTCTTTACTACATTGCTCATAAGTATGATTAGTATCTATAAATAATAAATCAGTAGGTTCTATTTCAAATCTATCTGCAATTGTATTTACACAAGTAAATGTAAAATCTTTTTTGGTATCATTAGCTGAAGCATAATGTAATTCTAAATTTTTATTAATATTTTCTATATCAAAACATCTAATAATTTTAGCTCTAGAAGCTAACCATGCCCAAGTACTTACTCCTGTTCTAACTCCAAATTCAGTAATATGATTACATTCATTTGCATATCTATGCATAACTGCGATATGTTCATTAATATCTGATTTAGTATATTTAGCATAATTAAAACTAAAATCAGTTATATCATCTACTGTTAATTTTATTTGATAAGGCATTATATTAATTTCTTAGTCCAAGTCTTTGGAGTTTTATCATTTATAATTTCTATGTCTAGATGATATTGAAAGGCCCGTGGTCCGTGAGACTTGATGAATTCATAGGTTCTCTTAATACCTTCTTTCGTATCAACAGTTGTTTTATATCCTAGAAGCTTTCTTGCTTTGTCCGATGAACATGTTGCATGTTTAACTTCTTGTGGACGATCAGGGACATAAATAAATTCGCCATTATATCCAGTAAGATTGGCACACGTTTCAGCGACCTCTTTTATTGTAACGAATTCTTCATCAGGACCGATGTTAATTACTTGGCCCACGACTGACGGATCATCGATCATTTTAATTAATGAACTTAAACAATCATCTACGTATGAGAAACATCTAGTCTGCATACCATCTCCATAAATAATTGGAGGATTACCCTGTAACATTCTATTAATAAAAATAGATACAGCATTTCTAAATGGATCATCATATTTTTGTTTAGGTCCAATAATGTTATGAGGAACTGCGATCACTAATTCTACACCATGAACTTTACATAATGTTTTTAATATTTCTTCTCCAGCAACTTTTGATATACCATAAGGGTCTACTGGTTTAGTTGGCATGTCTTCTGTAAATGGACTAGGTTGATCTCCGTATCTTGCCATAGATGAACAATAAATAATTCTTTTAACTCCATTTTGAATGGCTGCCGTTGCAACACCTACCGTTGCCATAATATTATTTTGTGTAATGGTATATGGTGAAAATACAGATAATCCTTCATGAGCGGTTGCTGCACAATGAAATAATACATCAATGCCTTCGGTAATTTTAAGCATTGATTTAAAATCTGCACAATCTAATTTATAAAAATTATCTAGGAATGGAATATTTTCTTTATCTCCTCCTAATAAATTATCTACACCAATAACTTCGTATTTTCTATTTAATAGTTCTTTACAAATGTGAGATCCTAGGAAGCCAGCAGCACCTGTGACTAAAATTGTTTTAGTCATTATTCAATAATTTTCTTTTCTCTTTTGATATGTCCTAGTACGGTTCCTTTATGCTCGCCTTCTTTAATAGTATAACCAGAAGTTCCGTTACCATTAATTTCAACTTCTTTTCTGCTTCTAAGCAAAGCATTATTTTTCTTTTCTATTTCTTTATTAGAAAAATTTTTAATTATTAAATCTTTTAATCTTTCTATCATTTTAAAACTTCTTTTCTATTTTTAATATTGGTTTATCTATATTAGGTGAATTTACATTATTGCATGAAAAAAGCAATAATAAAATGACTAAATACTTCACTACCCGTTTTCTTGGTCTTTTGATGGGGCTTTATTAGCCATTGTTCTTGCAACGGATTCCGCACTCCTACCCACCACATACCCTCCAAGACCTATTTGTAATAATGTCCAAACGTCTCCTGGAAGAGTTATAGTTATAGAAGCTTTAAAGAAAAATAATATTACTGGTCCTAATACATAATTCCAGATCAAAATAAAAATTAAAACATACATTAAAAGAGGTCTCCAACTAGATGCAAACCAGCCAGCTTTTGCTTCTGCTTCAATGATTTTTGCTGCGGCTGTTAATTCTTGTGTATGAGATTGCATCAATTGTGTTTGCAATTGTGCTTTTAATTTTTCTTGTAAGTCTTTATCAGGTACTGATTTTTCAATTGTACTAAAAAGAATTTTAGCTAATGGGGCAACTGCATTTAACATTGGTAACATAATTATAATTTTTTTAAATTTTTATCTACAGGTGGTATTTGTGGCATAGGTCCTTTTAATGGAGGAGGGCCAAATCTTTTACCAAGTGTAGGTGCTTTTTCTTTTTTAATCATTGTCTATTTTGTTTTTCTCTAGTTAATTGAATTTTTTCTTTAGCAATATTTAAACGATCATTAGATTGTCTATCTTTAATTTGAATCTCTTGTTGTTTCATTAATGTATCAACTTTAAATTGAGAAGCATTCAAAGCATTATCTGTTAAAGTATTATTCTGTTTAATTTGTAAGTCCATTGCTCTAAGATCTAACTCTCTTTGTTTCAATGCAACTAACGGATCTACTTTCTGTTCACCTGCAGCTTCTGCCGCTTGTAATTGTGCAGTAAGTTCTACAGTTCTTTGTGCAATCAATCCATTCATCTTAACAGTAAACATTTCTGGATTTGTTTTTGCTAATATTTTTTCTGCTGGACTTGCAGCTAATGCTTCTACAACTTCTTGAGAAGCTTTTTGTGAAATGTGTTCTGAGATATGTCCTTGTAGTAATGCATATACCGCAGGATTAATTTGTACCATTCTTGTTTTAATAAACAATGAGTGTGCTGCTATATGTGCATCATGATCTTGTGTAGGAAATGCTTTTGGTAATTTCATTTGTAATGCTTCCATGTTTTCCATAGCTGGATCTTTTGGAAGTTTAGGCTCTTCTGGTTTTAATAATTCTTCTATGTTCTGTGTACCTAATGCAGTATAAACTCTTCTGTAAGCTTCTCTAATGTCATGTAACTCTGGAGCTGACATTGCAATCTTTAATGTCTCATTAGCAAGAGTAACTCTTTGTGATAATGAAAATACATTTGGATCTGCAACTGGAATAACATCTACTCTGTCATCAAAGTCTGTAAGTTTTACAAAACGATCTCCACCATAAACTGCATATGGATATACAGGAGGTAAGTACGTTGCAAATATTTTATGTAACAATCTAAATTCAGTTCTC